TTTTAAATACTCTTCACTAAAAACTTGACCTGCTTTTGTGTTTTGAGTAATTACCCTTTGAATTTGAGTAATTTTTAAATTTAATTGCCTCCATTCTTCTCTTAATTTAATGTTATTTGTCATAGTCTTTTGGTTTGTTTGATAAATCAAATATAGTACAACTTATATACACAATCCAAACATTTTGCCAACTATTTTTATATTTTGTGATGAACGGTAAATATCAGGGATGAACGGTAAATTACACAAATGAGTACCTACCGTTACCCCTTTTCATATTAAAGTTATTCCAAGCCAAAGCCAATGCCATCACGCAGTCGTCGTGGAATCCGCTAGGTGCTGAGTACTTAACCCCATTTGCAGTAAACTGATACTCAAAGACTTGTAACTCATTTGTGATTGCCCCCTCAGGGAAGCCTATTCTACCCTGCTGAATGGCAGTAGCCAAACCCTCCATTAGTTGCTGCTTACTAGAACTTGTGAACTTTAACCCCTCAATGGCTATTCCCTCTCTTTGCAAGTCCTCTAGTATAGGGTCGCCTACTCCGGTGCTATCCACTAATATAGGGCATCTAGGTAGCCTTTTTATATTTTCCTTAGTATTATGCCAATCCATTTGATAGCGGTCAAAATAAGCCACATTTCCGTTATTATCTAGTCCTATGATTACAGTATGGTCAACTGATTTAGCAAGGTCAATACCAAACGCTACTATTGGCTGATTGCTCATAGGCTTAGTACAATCCACAATAAACTTATTACCGAATGGGTTAGCACTATTTTCACTAGGGTTAGCCATATATTCCTGCTCAAAAACTACATTGGGCAGTTGCATCCTAGCTTCATCTATTTCCTGTGGGTCAATATACGGATTATCATAGCTAGTAAATTTAAAGGATGCCCAATCATTCTCTCCGGCTTTCATAAACAAGCTATAAAAATAGTTTTTGCCTCTAGGGGTTGAAAGGAATATTGCCTTTCCTTTATAGTCAGTTAAGGTAGGTCTAATACTATTCTGCCATCCTGCTTCTAAGTCAGGGATAAATGAAGCCTCGTCTATAATAACTAAATGGAACTTTCGACCTCTTAAGTTATCTAGCCTTTCACCTGTAAAGAATTCTACCTGCCCCCCATTGGGGAAGTCTATTTTAAGGTCGGACTTATTTTTAGGCAATTCTAGGGACTCAGTTAACTTACTAAAGAAAACCTTAGCCAATCCATAAGTAGGGGTTATATAAGCCACAGAAAGACCTTTAACCGCATAAGTAACTGAAAGTATCTGTGATAGTTCCGATTTACCAAATCTACGACCACACATAACAACCCTGAAACGCTTATCGCATTCAAGTATCTTCTGTTGGTTTGCGTGTGGGTTAGGTAAAAATATTTGCACTATAAAATGGTTTTACCATCTACAAAGATAACTTCTATTTTATTATCGCCTTTGAAATCTATCTGCTCCTTAGGTTTGCCATATACCCTAGTCAATAAAGTATCTAATGAATATAGGCTTCCCTTCTCTAATGATTTACGCATAGCTGATGCGATAGTCTTTTCTAGTATTGTAGCCTTAGGATTATCCCAAACTGTTTTAAGTTCTTCCATATCCATTGACATCATTACTTGTATCGTATCGTTTATTTCAGATAGCTTATATCCCTGCTCTTTTAAAAGACTAACGTACTTTCTAGGTCTGCCGTTAGGGTTGCCCGATTGACCTTTTACAAATGGTATTAAATGTTCTTTGCTCATTCTGTTATTGTTCTGTTTATTATTTGTTTTTTTTAAATATATTCCAATCAACAAAGTGATGGTATCTATTAAATCGTATTACAGTTTTAGCATATTGAGGCCATACTGCTTCTAACATTTTAGCCTTTAATAATTTTTTTGCAGGGTCATTTCCTTTATATAATTCATCTTGATTCCCGCCTTTCATTTTTGCAGTTGTACTTGTTTTATTTACCATATAATATACACAACTTGCGGTAGTTCCTTTATTATGCAAGACCTGTAAACATAAATCAACATCCTCATTATATTTTAATCTCCATCTATAAGGAAGTGAATTTTTTATAAGCATAGCTGAATAGACGTGACAGTTATATTTAAAAGGTTTTTTAGGCACATTTCTTACAAATCCGTCATATTCAAATCCACCAATATCTATATTTTTATAGTTTATGTAATTTTCTACATATTTAATTGCTGATAAATCATTATCTATTTTAGTTCTTTTTGCATTTATCCATTTATCAAATCCTCTTATATTATCGTCAAATAGCCAATGATATTTATATCCCAAATTTTTAGCGTGTTCCCAACAAAAATTTCTAGCAGGATAACTTCCCAATCCTAGATTTGAGAATGGCAATTCAATAACTCTATGTTCGCCTAATGTTTTTATATATTTGTCTTTTTCTTGAGGTTCTACTGCAATAAGATAATCAATGCCCGCCTTTTCAAATGAATTAGCTGTTAATGGATTTTCCCACCTACCTTTTGAAATTATATAGATTGGGAATTCATTTCTACTTTCCATAATTCACCCTTAATTATTATTTTATATCCATTATTTTCACAAAAGTTTTTAGCTTCATCTTCTGAATTAAAAATAAAACTAACATTTTTTTTATTTGATTTTACGCCTATTGGGTCAAACTCTTCAGACATATTTAAATCCAATTCGGACATACTATTTATATCGTGACCTAATGACCAATTGGGAATATTTAACCCCCATTCGGTTAATTCTTCTGCATCCCAATTATTAGCTAGGTCGTCCCAATCCCATTCGCCAAAGCCTACGTTATCTTTTACAATAAATTCCTTTTGCTTTTGCTCATCCCAATTAACTATTTGAATAGGTGCTTCTTTCCAACCGGCTTCCCTCATAGCTTTAAGTCGCATATTGCCACCTAATACAATCATATCGGTATTTACAATAATAGGTCTAACGTTAGCCATTTCAGGAAAACCTTTGATGCTTTCTACTAACTTCTTAAACTTATCGTCTTTAATTATTCTAGGGTTGTTGGGGTTAGATTTAATTTCATTAATCTTAACTACCTTGATTTCTATTTTGTTTTCTTTCATAGTTAGAATTTACCGATAAATTGATTGTTTTGACATTTGATAAATAAGCTGCTAAATTGTTTAAGCCATTTTTTCATAGTGTTATCTTCCTTGTCCCTTGTAGGGTTTTGGTTTTGGTGAATGTTTATTATAAGATTTCTTTGCCTGTCCTCTTTTGCGTTTTCCAAATGATACTTTGGTTGAATCGTTTTTACCTTTTGCCATCTAATTTCTCTTTATGTATTTCTTTTAAATATTCAATATACTGTTTCTTATCACCGTACTCAATATGATGCTTCCTGCATAATGCCATAAGGTTCCATATATTATCAGCCTCTTTATTGCCCCCCATTCCCCTAGCTTCTATATGATGTATGTCAACCGCTTTAGCACCACAGGATTCACAAGGAATAAAATCTTCAATGCCATATCCGAAATAATCTAAATAAATTTTAGTGTGTTTCTTCATTAAACATTATGAAATTTAAAGATACAAATATAAATCCAATATTCAAGCTATTATGCAGTTGGTTATATTCATCAACCGTATATCCTAGTGAAACCCCTAAATGGATAGTACTTGTTAATATTCCTAATGATATTCTAAAATTGCCAAATTGAACAAACCATTCCATTATTTATCTATTTGTTTTAGTTTGTTTATTGCCCATTCAATTCCTGAAGTACCACCCCACGCATCCCACATAAGTCCACCGCAACCCTCGGAATAAGGTACGTCTTTATTCTGTTGGTGCCTTTTAAAAGATGCCATTCTAGCTATCGTATCTCTAGATATATTTTCTTTATTAGCTAATTGATTTGCTCGTGCTTTGCCTACTGCCGTTCCGCACTCACCCCAACCGTTTTCTTCTGCCCACTTTAAAGCCCTCTTAGCATTATTACTAGCTGACTCCGGATAGTCATTATAGGTTTCTTCATACTTACCACTTGCTAATATGGCTTGCCATACCTTTAACGCTTGTTCACGAGTATCGTAAATACAAGCACTTTGTCCAACTTTCCATTTTCCGTTATTGCATTTAATTAGGGGCATTGCCTATCAATTTATTATAAATAGCAAATCTTTTGTTATTTATAGTGTCTAAGTTATAATGCTCATTACAGTACTCAAATAGTTTCTGCCCGTATTCAATCCTAGCTGCATCATCAAAGGTCAATAGCTTAGTCCAATAATACCAATCCTTTTGATTATTTACATAGCACAAAGGCATATCCTTATAAGGATGAACGTTGCTTACAATAGCCGGATTCCTTTTAGATGCAGTTTCTAAAACCTTTAAATTCGATTTCATTGTATTGAACTTATTATCTACCAAAGGTATAAGGCTAATATCCGAATCAGCATAAGCACCCATATATTTAGTAACTTCGGAATAGTCATAGATAGTTGGATTTAACTTTAATCCATTAGTAAATACTCCTATCATTCTATCCCAAATATGTTTTTCCCCTAGATTGTAGCCGGCAATAACTGTCTTTACAGGGAAGTTTATTTTCTTCATTGGGTTGCGTAGTATATCCATATCAGCCGAATGCGTTCCTGAACCTGACCAAAATAATCTAATCATATCGGATTTAATTTTGTTATCCTGAAACTGTTCTTTGCCATAAGGTAAAGCATTGGGAAGTATTTCTACATTGGTATTGTATTTATATATTTCTTCAGCCAATCTTTCGTGTGTGCAGGTACATAGGTCAGCTACTCGCATATACTCAGTTATTATTTCCGATATATTGCTTTGCTGATACCTTTGGTATAAAACGTGCGATGGGGGTAAAATCCAATAATCATCATTATCTACAATTAATTTAAAATTGTATTTTAATTTCATTTTAACTAATAGCTTCGCATCTGTTGAAGTTAAAAATCTATTAAATATTACTATGTCATAATTATTATCAAAGACTACTTCATTTATAGTGTCTGTAATTAAACAATAGTCTTTTTTCATATTGACTAAAGGCATCATTATTCTATGATAGCCTACTCCGCTAAATTTACTTGTAACTGCTAATATTCTCATAATGGTATATAATAGGCTTTAGTTCCATCCGTATAAGCTGATACGTTTTGATTATGTAAATCCCAAGTTTTTTTAACTAAGTCCATTTTATTATAGCCATAAGCATCACTACCGTTCTGTTCTAAATGGGTAGCTTTTGTAGATGGCACAAACTTTGTATGCAATCCTGATGCTCTTACTCGTGTGCAATAATCTAAGTCTATTGCTCCATAGGGGTCTAATTCTTCATTAAAAGCACCTATTCTTATAATTGCTTCTTTGCTTATTGTAAAGTTACCTATCAGGTCTAATGAATCACCGGCAAAGCCATCTAAGGGAATTGAACATATCCCAATACCTTTATCCTGCATAAATTGATTCCTAGTTAATAACCAATTATCAGGTTCAATAATATCATTCCCCATTATTGTAACATAGTTGATATAGTTAAAATTTAATTGCCTAAGTCCTTTATTGATTGCATTAGCTATCCCTGTTTCATCAATTATACTAATATAATCTATATGCTGACCGGCAGTTTTTACATTACTAAATAATGTTTCTATATTTCTATTTTGGTAATTCAGGTATATTATTGCGTTCATCTTGGTTTGTTTTCGCCTAGCCTCTTTGCAGGTACTCCGGCATATTTGGTAAATGGTTCCGATTCGCCTTTAAAAAATGCACTTGCTCCAATCATACAACCCTCTTTTATATGGCTGAACTGATGCAATACTGCATTCAATCCTATATTTGATTTTTGTTCTATAATAGAATGACCGCCAATTTTAGCACCGCAACTTATAGTAACTCCTGATAAAATTCTGCAATCGTGTCCTATATGAGCGTGTTTCATTATAAAACAATTATTTGCAATAAAGGTTTCATCTACCGTTCCGGCATCAATAGTTACTAATCCTGTTATAACATTATTATTCCCTATCCAAACTTTGCCGGTTGGCTTATCCCAAAATGCTTTATGTTCTGCCTTTTCACCTATTACACAATAAGCACCTATATAATTATTATCACCTAGTATAACATTATCGCCAATGATTGCGGTTGGATGTATGTAATTAGCCATTTGCTTTCGGTTTGCGACCTCGCTTTTTTGGTTGGTCAGTTACAGTATTTTCAGGTACCTGCATCATTGTATCATCTTG